ACTTGAGAACCGGAGCCTGAGGCTTGCATAGAATTCAAGTGCTTTACCACCGGGTGCAACATTTTTTTCTTCAAACATGCCGGCATCCGTATTCGTACGGACCTGGTTACTAGCAACCAACAGCATGTTCTTTTGTTTTAGTACACGTGCCGTTCTGCGCAGTTCTTCAGAAAACTCCTTAGCACGGCGCATACCGTATTTATCCTTGTCCTCCATCTCCATGTCTGTGGACAAGGCTGCAAGAGAATCAGAAAAAATCCCATTTATTGCTTTCGGATCCTTCGGTTCCCAGGATCGTATCGGCTTAAATACCTCCGGTACTGTGTCCGGCGTATCGTAATCTATATTATCAATATCCAAGCCGAATATTCTTGCAAACTGATTGTCCAGCCGTGCTTCTGGGTCCTTGAACATAACCTCACCACCTTTCCGCTGAACATCACCTGCTATCTCACATAGCAGAACAGTCTTTCCGGCTGAACTGGGTCCGAAGACTTCAACAAAGATTCCTCCCGGTATACCTCCGCCCCGCACTACTCCGCCGGATATAGCAAGATCTAATAAAGTTGAACCGGTTGAAATGACTGTATCAAAATTACCTGGGTACTGACCTGCTTCCTCCTCTTTTTCATTTATTTTTTCTTTGTTCTTCTTCACTGTTTCCTTCATCTGCCCAGATAGAGCAGACGAAGGTTTTCCTGTCGTTCGTTTCATTTCTTTATTGCTTGCGTGATAGTTGCAACGTGTTCATTGCTTACTTTCCGGGATACCAGATCATTTATAAGCTTCGTCATAAACTCCTCCCAGGCTTTATCCGTATTACCGCCCGGCAATGTGCTTTTAATCCGATTCCACTCTCGTTCTGCATCTTGCGTAATATCCTTTAGAATACTTTTTGAAGATGCAGAAGAAAGCCAGTACATCATAGCATCCCGGATCATCTGGCTTTTTGTGATTCCGTGTCTATATGAATAAAGAGACATATGATTGTACAGCGGATCACTTACCTCCGCTGCAATCATTTTCTTTTCTTCTGTCGGTTGTTCGTTTTTTATATCCATTTGTTCCTTCCTTTTTTATGTTACCAGGGCTGTTCATCGTCTTCATCCGCGTCCCAGTCCTCATCCCAATCATCTGTATCTTCGTCCTCATCCCAATCCTCGGCGGCTTCGTCTATATCAGCATCATCCCAGGATTCTTCTTCCGGTTCGGGTTCGGGTTCTGCCTTCTTTTTCTTTTTTGCTTTTGCAGCAGATTTCTTTTTCCGTTTTGGGGCCTCGTCTTCCTCTTCTTCCCACGTATCTGTTGTGTCGTCTTCATCTGCCAGGTCCTCGTCATCGAGTTCCATGAACTTTGCTTCGAGTTCTTTGTAAGAAAGCACCTCAAGAATTGTATCCAGATCCGGTACATCATCCAGGATAGCCTCGGGATAAGGTTTCTTACGCTTGTCAAAGTCAATACGTGACGCTTCTGGGAACGGCTTACTATCTCCGATCGTTTTGCTATCGAATCGGATTCTTAACGTCAGACCTTCTTCAAGATCCGGGAACGCTGCGTAATCTTCATCTTCCTCCAGTTCGTCATTCAACAGCTTTTGAAACAGGTGTTGTGACATATCCCAAACATGGATTTTACGATCATAGTCTTTTGATCCTACCGGAATAACAACGTACAGGTTTCGGTCTGATGCTTTTAAGTCCTTCACATCATCCCACTCTGCACCCTGTCCCAACTGCTGATCTCTGTAATCACAGACAGGGCACTTTTTACTGAATGACCTCGGGCAAACAACCGTGTCTTTACTTACGCCAATGCCTCTGTGAATCTGAAACGGTCTTTTGTACCACAGTTCTCCTTCAACCGCAATACCTTCATCCTCGTACCGGTCGGGATGGTTTTTGTCGGATACGATATAAGGGATAATATCGAGTTTAATTTTTCCGCCCGGTTCAGGTGTGAACTTACTCACGCCTTCCGGCAACTTAATATATCCGAAACCACTTGCTGCCTGTTGCTGTCGTTCGGAATCTCGTTTTACTGATTTTTTGAAATTTGTTTTAAATCTTCGTTTTGCCATCTCGGTTTCCTTGTTTTTGATTAAAAATTATTTTCTTCGTTTGAGAACTACTTTCCGGTTACTCGATTTTTGACGCTGCTTATCTTCCCACTCCTTTGAAATATCCCTGGGTACAGACGGCCCGGCGAAGTATTGCTGCCCGAACAACCGAACCAGATTTTCCAGCGCATCCTTTTTTGCGTAGATAGACCGTACGGCAGCTTGCGCCATATTCAGTTCGTATTCCGCTTCCCTTACTTCTGCTTGTTTGTCCGTGAAGTCTTTAACAGAAAGAATAGCGTTTCCGATAGCTGTCTCTGTTGTTTTCGACAGACCGAAATCAGACGGATTAGATCGGATCTTGAGATCCAGGTCTGCCTTCAAAATATCAAGCTCTGATTTCAGTGTGTCCAGCACCTTTCTGCAATGCGCTTCATGCTGCGTATATTTCAGCGTCAATGTAGATTGCTCAAGCCATTCGGTATCAAGCTGATTAGGGTCAATACTTATATCGGTTTCGTAATTCATCGGTCGGTGGTTTGGTTCTGTTTAGTGTTATTATACAACACAGGTTGTCGGATTTTTAAATTAATTTTTGGAGACTGCGTAACAGGCATAAACAACCTGCGGGAAACCACTGTCATAGAACGGGTGAATAAATTCCTCTAATATCATTGCAGCCTTGATATTATCCCCGTTCAACAACACAGCTTGTGTGTAACCAAGCACGTGCCTGCGGATTGATTCGGGGTCTTCATTCTGTAGACCCTTTAAGATATTCCGAACCTTAGACCAGGGTTCACCTTTTATCAAGGCCCTACAAAGTTCTATACTCTCGTTCTCTTGTGCCGTTTGTTGCTTTGCAACCTTAAGCCGGTTTTCAGGATCAACTCTTAACACTTGATCCAGTATCTGTAGTGCCGCCCTGGGGTGTCCCTGTGAATCCTGTATAATCTGTTTACCAACTCTCGGGTGCAGCTTCTCGTTCTCTGCCTTCGTTATTTTCAGCAGCAGATTTTTCATCTCTGTATCAGAAAGAGGCTCAACTTGAAACTGACTACAACGGTCTTTTACAGTCGGGAGAAGTTTCTGCGGGTCCGTTGTGCATAGTGCGAAATAGACGTGTGACGGTGTATCTTCTAAGATTTTGAGTAGTGCGGATTGTGCGTCTTTCGTAAGCTGGTGCACCTCATCAAGAATCCACATTCTGCGTCTGCCTTCAAGTGCTTTGTATTGCGCTTGTTTTCTAATATCTCGCACAACGTCAATGCCTCGGAAATCCGCTGAATCCATCTCACGGAGATCTTGACCCTTTACTCCAAGTTCTTTTGCAAGAATCCGTGCCATTGTTGTTTTCCCGTTTCCCTTCGGTCCATGAAATAGAAAAACATGCGGACAGCTTTCCGGGTCTTTAACCATCTGTTGAAGTGCTTCGGTAGTTTGTTTGTTACCGAATACATCTGAAAACGTGTCGGGTCTGTATTTGAGGTAAAGGCTCATAAGTGCGCAGTTAAAAGTGAAATATTTTTTATGTGGTGCATCGGAACAAAGAGCGTCAGTATCCCGGTACCAAGATCATTCAGTTCCTGTTGTCGTATCAGATAATGCAGTTGCTCTATATCCGTATGTTCCTTCTTCCTTTCGTCCCAGTACATTTTTATGGACAACATGCCGGATTCAGCGTCTAATTTTATAGATGTTACTTTCTTTAATTGAACCCCGTTTATTGTTATTTCTCTTGTCATTATGCAATAGGTTTTAGTTCATTCCAGCTTTCATCAATACCGCCCATATCTATTTCTATTGTAAGCGGTACTATGATCCAGGGCCACGCTTTCCTAATGTCCTGGGTCATTACTTTATGCAATAGTTCGCAGAAGTAATCTCGTTCTGCAGGGTGTACGTCAGCAATAATAGCATCGTGGATCTGTCCGATAAGACGGGTTTTCATTTTCCGCTTTCTAATAATTCGGTCTAATCGAACGAAGGACCACAGCAGACAGTGAAAGGCAGTGCCCTGGATAGGGTAGTTCGTTACTTCTTTTCTGTTCATCGGACCCAGGCACCGGAACCCCGTCAACATGTCCACATAAGTATCACGCTCATATTTTTTCCATTGCCTGAGTTTCCATCTGTTATACACTCTGAACCGGTTGTTCCAGAAATCATCTTCAATCTTTTTCAGGTGTTCCGTGAACCCAGAAAGATTCTTTATCCCTTTTTTAATAAGATGATCGGATATAAACAGACTGTCCTCATGTTCTATACCCTGACCGCTTTTCCACGTTCCTTTTTCCGGTAGTTCAGCCCAACCGGCTAACGACACAGCATTATTTCCGTAGTAATCTCCGTAGAACTGTGGGAACACAAAACCGTTTTTTGCTCCTGCTCTTAGCGTATTATGCCCCG